TGACGCTATGGGTCATTCTCTTCTTCTACTTTGGGGTCCTGAGTCTCAGGGGGACCTTCAGCGGTGGTTCCAACTTGGGGGACTCTGGAATTTTGTGGCGCTCCACGGAGCCTTTGCTCTCATAGGGTTCATGCTTCGGCAGTTTGAACTTGCACGTCTTATCGGAATCAGACCGTACAATGCTATTGCGTTTTCTGGGCCTATTGCTGTTTTTGTCAGTGTTTTTCTCATCTATCCACTCGGACAGTCCAGTTGGTTCTTTGCGCCGTCGTTTGGTGTTGCTGCGATTTTTAGGTTCCTCCTATTCCTCCAAGGTTTCCACAACTGGACACTCAACCCCTTTCACATGATGGGAGTTGCTGGTATACTTGGTGGAGCACTGCTTTCTGCAATTCATGGTGTAACTGTGGAGAATACTCTTTATGAAGATGGTGAACAGGCAAACACGTTCAAAGCATTTGACTCAACGCAGGAGGAGGAAACTTACTCCATGGTTACAGCAAACCGTTTCTGGTCTCAAATCTTTGGGATTGCATTCTCCAACAAACGTTGGCTTCATTTCTTTATGCTATTTGTTCCTGTTATGGGACTCTGGACATCCAGCATTGGCATCATCGGTCTTGCTCTTAACCTCCGTGCTTACGATTTCGTCTCTCAGGAGATCCGTGCAGCAGAAGACCCAGAATTTGAAACGTTCTATACAAAGAACATTCTATTGAATGAAGGTCTCCGTGCTTGGTTGGCACCTGTTGACCAACCACATGAAAACTTTGTATTCCCTGAGGAAGTTCTGCCTAGAGGTAATGCACTGTGAACGGATTTGAAGTATTCTTTTATTTCGTTTGCTTTGCTATCATTGCAGGTGCTGCATTTGCGATGATGTGGTCTAACATTCAATCCATCAATGTGGAAATGAATAAACCAAAACCACGTCATCCCGAAGCACCTGCTTCTGGTGAAGAGGTCATGTATGTTGACCTGTCCAGAGAAAAGTTAGAGAGTCTGTACAATGAGGATTGACGAAGACTTAAAAATACTTTACACTAGGGGGAGCAATCCCCCTTTTTTATGATTGATATTAAAGCAAAAATTGAAGAATATATCCAAACACTTGGATGGGAAGAAGGTGATGAGATTGATGTTGAGATTGGTGGAACATCCGTCTCTGGTATTGATGTTGGTGAGGTATACAATAAGAAGTGGCAATCACCCATCGGCACTCGTAAGTACAATAAGGATGCCTTCATCATTATTAAGAACCAATCACGTAGAGACCTGACTAAATCCCAACCCAACCCAGAACTAAAGGCACATCACTCAGAATGATAAGTTCGGAAACTTCATATAAAGAACGTGAGATTATCATGGACACATGGCCTCAACTTTTTTGGTTGAAGGATATGAAGGATAAAAAGAAAGTTGACAAAGAAAAAGATAAGAACTAAAATCTAAATAGTAATACGACCTATGAAAACCTGTAATGGCATTACATCCATTATCTCCTGCAGGATGGATTACTGACCCACCTGGAGCAAAGTGTCCGTATTGCGGAAAAACTCAGTTATTATGCTCTTATGTCAATGGAACAAATAGAGCATGGGGACGTGAGGAATGCAGGAGGAAAACCCAACATACCAAATCAGATATATAGAGTATGAGGTTAAATGCTTTTATGAGTTTTAATAAGATTTAAAACTTTGCCCCTGTATCGAAAGATGCTGGGGCATTTATTGTATGTGTGTTTATCATGGATGTTTCATTAAAAAAACAAGATTATACTGTTCACAAAATCTGGAAACAAGATATAAGGGACTTCATTGGAGTCTTTGATACTGACTTTGATCCCAGTGAGATGATAAGATACTTTCATCACATGCAAAGATTGAATAAAACTCTACATAGAGGAGCCCAGAACAGAGGTGATTTTGTTAAAGATGAAGCAGTTTGTATTACATCTTCATTTGAGGTTGCTGCTGATTTAAACGTTGTTGATTCTTACAATTGTTTGATGGGACAATGTTTACATGAATATGTTAAAGAGTATCAGGCTCTGGCAAAGATACCTTCAATTCAGTATACAGTAAACATACAGAAGACTTTACCAAGTGAAGGTTATCATGGTTGGCATTGTGAAAAAGCTGGAGCAGTGCCTACTTTTACTAGACATTTAACCACAATGGTGTATTTAAATGATGTAGAAGATGGAGGAGAAACTGAGTTCCTTTATCAAAGTAGAAGAGTAAAACCAAGGAAAGGGAGAGTAGTAATTTTCCCAGTTACTTGGACTCATACACATAGAGGAAACCCTCCATTAAAAGGTGAAAAGATGATTGCAACAAGCTGGATGCACTTTAATCTAGCTTCAGATTCTTAAATTGTACTTGCCTTAGACCGTATGGAAATCCTAAACTCTCCACAAGACTTTTTGTTCAATTTGCAAACTTGTTCACCGAATGAAGCAAAAAGGATGTGGAAGGAGTCAATAAAAGAGAGATGGAACCATGAATGTGCTTACTGCGGGAGTAAAACAAATGAATTATCGATTGACCACATCGTCCCTCGTTCAAAAGGTGGGAACGACCATATAACAAATGTTCTATGTGCTTGCACAAAATGTAATAGGTCAAAAGCACATGAACCAGTAGAGCAATGGTATCGTAGTCAAAAGTTTTTCACAGAAGAAAGATACGATGCTATAATTAAATGGCAGAGACAATATTTAAATCAAGATTTTACAAATAACTTAATGACGTATAAACCAAGGAGGAACAGAGTAGCATGAGCATCACAGTTTGGAGTAAGGAAAATTGTCCTTACTGTTTAAAAATTAAGACCGTTTTTGAACAAAGAGATATTGCATTTACCGAACAGGTTTTGGATATTGACTTTGTGACGGATGAGTTCTATGATGAGTTCGGTGTTGGTGCTACTTTCCCTCAAGTAGTAATTGATGGTGAAAATGTCGGAGGAGCATCCGATGCTGTTCGTCATTTGGTCCAGAACGGTATGATTTGAATGAACACTATAAATAACTCTGAACCCCCTAGAGTCAATCGGGGGGTAGAATTATTACTTCGTAAAAGGAGGGAAAAGGACGAAGAACCAAAAAAGGATGACTTTTGGTTCAGCAATCGGTTTTCTCTCTTAAAGAGAGAATTTACCGTACAAATTGGCATACGCAAGATTGACAAAGAGTAGTTCTCTCGGAGGAAGGAAAATGTTAGCAGTAACATTAACAATCGGAACATTGGTATCAATCATGTTCTTTTTCGTAGGTGGTGTTGTTGGTTGGCTTGCTAAAGAGCATATGTACCAAACCACTCCCGTCTATGCACACCCAGAGATGTTTGATGAGAACGGAAACATCTTACCCGATGAAATTTTAGCAGTACGATTTGAAAATGGCTATGACACAGACGAAGACGAGGAAGAAGACTGAGACACCTAAACTCCCTCCCAATCCCTTTACTTTTGAAGTACTCCAACTTGCATCAAAGCAAAGGTCTAAGGCAAAGAAAGTAGAAATTCTACAGACATACGCACACGACTCATTGAAAGCCATTTTCATTTGGAACTTCGATGAGTCTGTGGTGTCTTTGTTGCCTCCTGGTGAGGTTCCTTACTTTGGTGAGGACGGCATGGAGTCTATGACCTTGACCGAAAAGATTAACCGTGCTGCGGAAGCAATGGAGAATGGAAATTCTATCGGTGCTACCGACCAAAAGCACACTACACTTAGAACTGAGTATACTAAGCTGTATAATTTCATCAAAGGTGGTAACGATTCCCTGAGTGGACTTCGTAGAGAAAGTATCTTTATTCAATTGCTGGAGGGTCTTCATCCTCTTGAAGCAGAGATTATTTGTCTCTGCAAAGATAAGCAACTTGAGACTAAGTATAAAATCACCAAAGAGATTGTTTCACAAGCATATCCCGATATTACCTGGGGAGGTAGAAGTTGAAGATTATTCATGAAAATTGTGACAAGGAACTTGCTGAAGATAGAACTCTTCCATACACTGCATATCTCGTCGAGTATCAACTTGACGGCTTGACGAGATTTGACATTGTAACTGCACCAAAGAGAGTCGATATCTTTGACCATTACTGGGATAAGTATCGTGAAGGATTTGTAAACATGACTCAAACTGAAGGAAGAGTTAACCCAAAACTTTGGGGATATAGCAGTTCTGATAAAAAGAAAAAGAAATGAAAGAAAAATTCATAGATGTTTTGAGAAGAGAGTTACAAAATGAGTTCAAGAAAGAACTCGGTGTTGATGTAAATGATGCTGCTCTCAAAAAAGTAATGAAAGATTATAAGAGAATTAAAAACAACCCCATCAACATTATCAAAGAGATGGACCAGAAACGTAAAGATTCCTAAAAACTGTATCGGGTTATACCATACGACTTGACTATATACTTTAAATGGTCTATGATGACCATACGTTCATCTCATGCTCAGTATCTTACTGGCATTGACCCTTGCCCATCATGATGACGGCAACCCCTACGGGTGGCACATGTCCTGTGAAAGGTTCTTACAACGTCGAGTTGAAATCCAAGCAGACCCAAACCTTGACCTTCGGTCGAAGTTGAATCTGATTGGATATCTCAAGACTAAAGTAGAAGGTCGATGTGAAGGTACTTACACATGAGACGCAAGTAAGTCGCGGAACGGAACGTTCATCCCTTCGGGGACGCAAACGACTGAAGGAACGGGAGATTAAATTCACCCTAGTATTTCAGGTAACGACAAATGAACACACTTACTCTCATCAAAAAGCAAATCGAGAAGGCAGCAGCACTTCACGATGCACAGATTGCTAACACTGCATATCGTGGTGTCAAGTATGAGTGCAAGCAAGGTGGTGAAGAAATTCACGGCACCTTCTGCTATCGTGGTCGCACTTATAACAAGTGAATTCTATGGATGCAATTCTAGTAGCAACAATAGGTTCTATTTTTAGTATTGCTTTTCTTGGACTTCTCTACGGAGAAGTCTTTATTCTTTCTAAGAAGTGAATGGAAAACTACAGATATCATTACGATGATATGGATAAAGATAGTAGACCTCCAGCATGTTATCAACTCACTTATAGAGGAGTAACATACTGGTCCTGCTATCAAATTCACTTGGATGAATGGTTTGAGAAACTATTCAAGACAACTGCATATTCGAGAGATTTAAAAGGAAGGTAAATTGCCTTTTAAAATCACGAGAGGGGTTGACTACCCCTCTTTTTTTATGTAGAATTGCCAAAGAGACCATCTGAAAATGGACAAAGAAAAACTCAAATTAATTGTTAGAAATTTAGAACTGCTTGTCGATGGTTTGAAGTCTGAAGTCTACTCTGACGTTGGTGCATACACTGACAAGAGAGAGAATTTTGATGACCCTGTAGAATATCATCATGACTATGATGAAATTTTTGATAACGATGACGACGGATACCCAGATTGAGGATTTATGCAGCAAACAGTAAAACTTATCAGTGTCACTCCCGATGCTGAAAAACACATGGCGTATTGTGCCCGTGTAAGCAATCCAAATAACCAAGAGAATGAAAAGTTTTCTGGTCTTCTGCGGTATTGTGTAAAGCACCAGCACTGGAGTATCTTTGAACAGGCATACATGACCCTGGAAATCAATACTACCAGGGGACTGGCAG